GGGGTCGAAATAGGATCGACAGGAATTGTAGGGAAAGTGGAGACTATCGGGTGAACTCCGTTATTGGTTTAAATCGAGTAAATGCAAACAATAAAGCATCCTCTGGTCGTTTCGCCCTAGCGGCATAATGACTTGGGTTGGCAACTTACCTCGAAACAGAAAAGTTGCAGAAATCATATAATATGAAAGATACATTATGAATGATGCATTGGTTAAATCGACGTTTGGAGGAAAGCCGACGGGCCCTATGATCTACATACTAATTCTGATTATTATTTTGATGGTGTTGTCTTGAAATTTTATACTAGACGAGTCATGTCGCCAGTGCAAGGCGTTGAATATTCTAATCTCATGGCTAAGAAAAAGTCTGGCAAGATCAAGAATATTGGCCTCATTTCTTATAAACATGCTATGATGTTAGAGTTTAATTTAAGAATTCCTAACCTTAGATGGGAAGAAAATAAAAGCTATTGGTTTCTTAGAAAATTTGAACTTCTTAAAAATGAAAGATTTGTCTTATCTCCATCACACATGCTTTATTTGGAAGTTAAGCGCCCAGGATTAAGTCCACACAATGAACATATATGTAGCATGACTAAAAAGTATGCAAAAAAGTTTTCGAAAAAGTATAATATACCTTATGCTTAATTTACTACCAACTTAACAAATCAAAGGAAATATAATGAAAACCCTAACGACTCTAATTACTGCAATCGCTCTTGCAACTTTTGTTTCTGCACCTGTGCAAGCAACAGATTTTGAATTTGGTAGCCAAGCTACGCTAACTGACAATCACGATTTTGACGTTGTTGCCGCCGCCGAATTTAATGAAAGTGCAGACTCGTTTGAAGCGCGCGCTGGCATTGCCTATTCATTCGCAACTTCATATGGCGTTTGGGAAGTAATTCCTCAACTCGTTGCCGACGTTGATCGTGATGCAAAAAGTTCATTTGCTGGCGCAGAACTTCAAGGCTCTTTCGCACCAACTGCATTTGGTCTAAATGATAACATTAGACTGTATACTGAAGTTGAATTTGATAGCGATTTGAATTACGACAACTTTGTTGGTGGAGTTGCAGTAAGATTTTGATAGAATTTCAACCTATAAATTCTAGAATTCAGCAAGAACTTTCCGAATATCTGAAAGAAGGCGTCAGTGTTTTTGACGCCTTACTTGCATACTCAGAGGTATCCGGTATAGAAGTTGAAGTTCTGGGTGAAGCTGTAAAAAGAAACTCGAATATGTATTCAATTTTGTTGAATGAAGCAAGAGAGAATAATATGCTTCGTAATACTGAGGAAGATGAAAATATCACAACATTGCCAGTATGATAATAAAAAATCTTATGACGCATATAGAATTTTTCATAATCTAAAGTTACATTTCAATCAAGAGAAATACGACTTTGGTAAATACAATGGAAAGTCTCCAAGTACGTCAATCAAAAGTTTCAAAGGTAAGAAAAACAAATACCAATATTATGCGCTATCAAAGAAAGACAATTATCCACAGATAGCTTTAGCAAATCTTTTACGAGATTCTAGCATTTGGGTAGGAGATTGCTTAACTTCAGATGCGAGCGACATATATTTTGATTGGAAGTATAGAGTCGTAAATATACATCGTCACTTTGAAGAGCAACTTAAACTTTTGTCGAACCATTATCCAGATGAAATAAGAGTTCCAAAAGGTGAGATTTATCCTCCTTTGTATAATAAGCAAATTAATGGTTGCATTTCTGATGAAAGTATGCTACTATTAGATACTGTTATTCCTATGATTGATCGATGGAATACAACAATTAAAGATGAATTTCTTTATCCTCCTTATTCACTGAAATTGAAAAAATATAAGACTTTCTTAGATTATGATCCTAAGAGGGTAAAGGACATTTTTAAGAAGAGATATAAAATCTCATAAGTACAACGCATGAAAATGCAATACATAAAAACATAAACATACAACAAAATATATTGTAATATAAGGAACATACCGAATATGAGTTTTGCACAATTAAAGAAAAATAGAACTTCAAGCTTTGATAAACTGAACAAACAAATCCAAGAGATGTCAAAGGGTGGTTACAGCAACAACGAAGACGAGTGGAAACTAACTGTTAATTCAGATGGAGTTGGTTCTGCGATAATTAGATTTCTACCAGCACCAGAAAATGAAGAATTTCCTTTTGTGCGTGTGTGGGATCACGGATTCAAGGGTCCAGGCGGCTGGTACATCGAAAAGTCTAGAACGACTCTTCCAGGCGGCGAAGCTGACCCAGTGTCAGAAATGAACTCTGAATTGTGGGCAACTGGAATTGAAAGTAACAAAGAGATTGTTAGAAGTCGTAAGCGTCGTTTGAAATACTGGATGAATATCTATGTAGTTAAAGATGCAGCGAATCCAGAAAATGAAGGCAAAGTGTTCAAATACTCTGCGCCAGTTAAGATTTTTGAAATGATTAACAATGCGATGCACCCAGAGTTTGATGATACTGATCCAGTTAATCCTTACGATTTCTGGGAAGGTGCAAACTTCCGAATTAAAGCTAAAAATGGCGACGGCGGATGGAGAACATATGCTCCGTCAAGTTTTGATGCTCCATCGAAAATGACTAAACCAGATGGAACTGAAATGACTGATGAGGAGATGGAAGCAGTATGGAAAAGCCAACATTCTCTGAGTGATATTGTTGATCCTAAAAACTTCAAATCTTACGAAGAACTTAAAGCTAAACTCAATAAGGTTTTGAAAATTTCTGAGACTCTTCCTCAAGAATCTGCTCCTGAGATTGAACATGAAATTGAATCTATGTCAGGCGGAGAAACTGAACCAGATTTTCCAGAAGATGATGAAGAAGATGATGCCTTGAGCGTATTTAAGGCATTAGCCTCAGACTAATAAAACAAAAGGCGCCCCGAAAGGCGCCTTTTTTCTTGTTAAATTATGGAAATGACCTATCTTTAGGCAATGACCGTATTGTCGTATTTTGATAAATCGATTCTTTTGATAGTATTTTCTAACTTATCTGGAATAGGAACTATAGTCTTATAGACTTCTGTGAATGTTTTTGTGTTAGGACTTATTGTATTTTCTAGACTTTTCAAGAAGTTTGGAACATATTCTTTCTCGACATCCATTTCTCCAGAATTGAATATTCCCATTGTTCCAGTCATTGGAGTAGATGAAGACACTTCTCTTTCAACAATAAGCTTCTCTGGCAGTAGACTCAATGCGCCTTTCAATAAGAATTCCGCAGATTGTTTGTTGGCATTAAAAATCGATTTAGCATTTTGTGCAATTCCTGATTGTTCAACGCTCTCTCCTAACTTCTTACTGAAACTTATCATCTTTTCTGTTTTAGATGGACCTAAGTCAAATAATTCTATTGGCGAAAGGTCATTTGCTCTTCTTTTAGCTTCTAGTATAAAGTTTGATACACTATCGGTGATCATTTCAATCATGCTTCCTAAGATATTTGGTATAGTCACAGTGAACAGATTTACAAATGAATTCCACTTATCTCTGATTCCTGATGTGACTCCTTCTAGACTTTTAGCTATATCCGTCTTTATTTGATCGAATGAATTTGTTAAGCTTCCAAGCTGGTTTGGAATGACCTCAAGAAAGAAGTCGGAGATTGAGTTGAACTTTTCTACCACATTTTCTGTGATTGCTGAAAAGTTCAAGTTGGCCTTCAATGTATTCCATGTATCTCGTATTGCATCTGTAGCATTTTCAATAGTTTTGTTGATCCACTCGGCAGTCTCTTTTCCTTTTCTTCTCAGCATATTGAAATATGTTCCGTCTTTTTCAAAATTCATGCCAAAAAATTCTAAAACGCCTGTCGATATGCTATCAGCTATATTGAAAACTCCTTTAAACAGAGAATTTACAATTTTCTTAAGGCCTTCTGTGTAGTTTCCTTGAAGTAAGTCTTCTGAGCCATCAAATATTCCTGATAGCGATTCAACTAAAGAATCTACTGTTCCTAGAACTACAGTCTTTATTGCTTTCTTTGTTCTCTCAAATTGATTTCTAATAAATTGAGCGCCAACACCTAGATCCTCTATATCAATCGAGTAGTCAAATATGTCTCTAATTTTAGCAAATAGAGGCGCTATTTTATCTGTCCAAAGTGAGCCTATTTTAGATAATAGGCTCATAAACTTTGGGTTATCTCCAATATTCTTAAATGTTGAATATAATAGAGCAAATATTATGCCGATTGGACCACCAACTTTTATAAGTCTGAGAATGCTTCCTATTTTCCATTTGGCTGCCATTGTTGATATTGTCTTGAAAAGATTTCCGACGGCAGATATTCCTAATGCGCCAGCAATGATATCAGCTATTCCAGATTTAACGACTTTTTTGCCATTCGAATCTTCGTTAGCAATTGGACCATATCCTTCTGGTATATACATCAGGATTCTTATTCATTTTTCTCTCTATTTCTTCTTTCTAGTAGTGATGCATATATCTCTCTTTCATATGGTAGCCAAGAATTAACTTCATCTGTATTATATCCAGATTGTTGTAACGCAAACATAAACTCAAAATGTAAAATCAAAGACATATGAGTCAGCATTACATAAAAAAAGTTTCGGTTCCCTCCATCACATATTTTTTGTCTTTTCCATCTTTAGTCTTGTATGGCAATTCTAGTCTTAACACAGGCATACTATCAAAAAACTCCTTGATCTTCTGAAGTGTAACACTGTCAAGAGAATTGATAAACTCGTCCACCTCTTTTGAGTCAAACGTTTTAAG